GGTGGAACGAACCTATCGACCGTACCTACCAATGGCCAACTGCTCATTGGCAACGGAACGGGATACACGCTGGCAAGTCTGACCGCAGGCTCGAATATCACGATTACGCCGGGTGCAGGCACGATCAGCATCGCATCGACGGCCAGCGGAGCAGCGTTCAACTACGTCACGTTTACGCGGAGGGTGACTGGAACCGGAGCATCCGCTCCGAATATTGTCGGTCCTACGGCTGGCAGCAATCCGTACAGCACAACGACTTACGGGTCCGCATCCTACGTCAGTCTTGATAGCGCATCAGGATTTACAGCATCGAGCGGTCGATTTACGGTTCCATACACCGGATACTACAGGATTGACGCATATTTCAACCTTGTAGCAGATACTTCTACTGCAAGCGTTACTATTTACATTAGAAAAAATGGCTCAAACGTATTGTCGTCAAAGTCTTTTAGTGTCACCAGCAGTGGATATCATCCGATTAGTTTGATGTATATTGATCAAGCCTCTGCAATTACCGATTATTATGAAATAATTGTTGGAACTACGCAGACGCTGATTGTTGACAGCGGCTCCTCATTCTCTGTCCAACGGATTCAGGCTTAAGCCATGAGCGAACGCGCACCACGGCGGTACACGGATGGGTCTGTCACCTTTGAGGGTGGCATTGACGCTGGTGTGATGCCGTCTGAAGTGGACAAGAATCAAGTTGCCTTCGCGGTCAATGCCAGCTTTCGGCAGGGATTCATCTCTCCTCGACCCGGTTTCATCCAGAAAGATTACGACGTATGCTTGTCGATTACGGCAGACAGCACACTCGTAACTGCGGATCAAACCAATGTCACGGCGGACGGTTACTCCGAGGAGTGCTACGGTTCGAGCAATTTGACCGGCGTGTTCCAGTGTGCGCTCCCATACATCGGCGACAACGGAGCGACGTTCATCCTGATGCTAATCAGTGGTAAAGTGTGGCTTTACGACTGCCTTCAAAACAGCGTTCAAAACCTTTCAGCTTCGCCCAATCTTGAGAACCCATCAAACATACTCGATGGCTGGATGGTTCAGGCGGAGAACTTTGTCGTCATTCAAGACGGTCAGAGCGCACCGCTGATCTTTAACGGATCAAACCTGCGCCGCGCAACCACCGACGAAATCAAGTGCGGAAGAGTAATGGCCTACGTCAACGGACGTATCTGGTACGCGCTTCCGAATGGATTCTCATTTAGAGCAACCGACATCGTTTATGGAGATGGCACGCGAGCGAGTGTTCTCAAAGAAACCGAGAACACCTTCCTCAACGAAGGCGGAGACTTTGCGGTTCCGTCGGATTCAGGAGGAATCACTGCAATGGCCGTCCCCGGCGATCCAGATACGTCGCTTGGGCAGGGTCCGCTCCTAGTCTTTACTCCTCGATACGTCTTCTCAGTTCAAGCTCCTGTTGATCGTGATACATGGAAGAACCTGAGCTATCCGATTCAGGCTATCAGCTTGCTAACCAGCGGTGCGCTTGGCGCTAGGTCGGCCATAACTGTCAACGGGGACGTGTTCTACCGAGCAGTCGATGGTGTGCGCTCGTTCATTATCGCTCGTCGCTCGTTCACTGATCCGGGGAATACGCCGATCAGCGGCGAGATTCTGAACATCGCTGAGAACGATCAAACCAGTCTTCTGTGGTCTGGATCTGCGGTCGTGTTCGACAATCGATTGCTGATGACCGCACAGCCTCGGTATAATGCCCAAGGCGTTATCCATAAGGCGCTGATGGTTTTGGATTTCGACCTGATTACGTCGATGCGGAAAAAGTTTCCTCCCGCGTGGGCTGGAATCTGGACCGGACTCGATGTGTTGCAGGTCTTGAAGACGGAAAGCGTTTACGGCGATAGGTGCTTTTCGATTGCTCGCGGCGAAAACGGAACGATTCAGATTTGGGAAATCAGCAAGGGCGACAAGTTCGATAACAACATTGCTGATGGAAAGAAGGAGATTCAGTGGCTGGTTCATACTCGCGCCTACAACTTCGAGCTTCCGTTTGGATTGAAGCGGCTTGATTCGGGCGACATCTTCATTGATTCGTTGGACGGAGACGCTTCTTTCAATGTCGAGTATCGACCCGACCAGTACCCCGGATGGATTGAGTGGGCAGACTGGGCTGAATGCGCGACAACTTTGCAGTGCCAACCTGCTTGTCCGCTGGTCAATTTCCAGCCGCAGTACAGGCCGAAGATGCGCTTGCCGACTCCTTCGGATATTCCGTGCAATTCGAGCATTAGCACACCGACTCGAAACATGTACGAGGTTCAAATGAGCCTGACAGTTACGGGATATTGCCGCATCAAGAGCATCCGCGTTCACGCTTACGACGTTCAGGAACCTGCGGTGGGCGAGTGCCTTGTTTTCGAAGGATGCAAGACTCTTGATGCTTGCGACGTAAACCCGTTTACCTACACATCGGAATAGTATGCCAAACCTAACCTTAATCACGCTTACACCTCCAAGTCTTCCGGTGAGTTATTGTCCGTTGAACTACCAGAACTTGGCCAACGATATCATCGGAGGCACGCAAGCCGTTTTTAACAGCACGATTGGAAACTCGTTCTTCAATTTTGGACCGACGTTTCCATCGATCAACAATCGGATTTATCCGTGGCTTGATCAAGATGGGCAGTGGTGGATTTTTGATCAGGGATTCTGGGTTTATAAAAACCCGGTTGCAGCGAATGGTTATGATCGTCGCATCTTTGTTGGAACGACTACCGATCTTCTTTCGTACGACGGCGGTGATGGAACTTCCGGCACTCCGACTAATTACACCGGAGCGATGTGGATGGTTGACACGCTGTTTGACGCTCGATTCCCGGTCGGTGTTGGTGCTTTTGCGGCGAGTGGTGCGGTTGCTGTCAATGGAACCGCAACTGCCACATCAATCGTTGGCGAGGATCAACACAAGCTGACGGTTCCAGAAACACCGTTTAACGAACACACTCATGGTGTTGCTCAGTTGATTGCTCCGGCAAACGACGATTATTACCTCGTCAACAAGTCGTGGAGCGGACTCGGTTCGTACCCCACACAGATCCTTCAAGGTGCTGCTGGGAGCGGTGGCGGAGGAGCTGGTCCAAGCATTACGACTGGCGACATTGGAACCACTAGCGCCGACAAGACCGGCAACGACACCCAGAACGCTGTCGCCCACAACAACCTTCCTCCGTTCTACGGCGTTTACTTCATCAAGCGAACGAGCCGAATCTATTACACCAAATGAAGCTAATCGTTCAGGACATTCGCTCGACAATCGCCCGTGTAGTCGGCGTCTGCGTCGATGACCCTCGCGTTTACGACTACATCAATCAGGCGTGCCGACGGCTTCTGCACAAGGGGTTGTGGGCAGGCGCGTACGGACGCTTCACCATCCACACGGTTGGAGGGTGCATCACTTGGCCGCGTCATATTGAAACCATCGAGTCCGTTGCTGATTGCTGCGGCGTAGGAACGGTTCGCAATCAATGGTTCGAGTTTCAGGAAAGCGGATACGGACTGCTCGGCGAGAGCAATGGCGCGTGCGTCGGCAAGCAGCTTGTGGATCGTGGCACCGTGGTTTCTTACCGCGACATGTCCGGCGAGACGAATAGCTTCATCCGAGTCTATCCCGGCGACGCTTCTGACGTTGGCAAGACCATCACCCTGCAAGGTGTCGATCAGAACGGGCAATGGATTCGCACACTGTCTGGCGGCGTATGGATCGACGGCGAGAAGCTGACCCTCGCTCTTCCGTACGTTCAATCGACCAAGAAGTTCATATCGCTGACCGGCGTCATTCGTCAGGCAACCAACACGTCGAGCCGGTTGTACGAGTACAATGCGACGACATTGCTGGAGCTTGATCTGGCAGTTTACGACCCTGATGAAACTTTGCCGCAGTACCGCCGCAGTTACCTGACGGATCGCTGTAACAACGACGAGGATAAGCCGGTGACGGTCATGGCGAAGATGCGCCATATCAACGCGACGAGCGTCAATGACTACCTCATTCCGCCTTCTCCAGATGCCATCAAGCTGATGGTCATGGCGATTCGTAAGGAGGAGAACGATTTGATTCAGGAAGCAGTGGCCTACGAAGCCAAGGCTGTTCAGGCTGTGCAAGAGCAGACCATGCAGTACCTAGGCGACGCAGTTGCTACGATCCGTATGGTCGGTGTCGGACTAAACGGCGGTGGATTCTCCCAATGGTTCTAAAACTCAACATCGACTTTGCGCTGGAAGAGGTGACTCCTGAGAAACTGGAGTTGCTTCAGGCTGTATTTGACGCACACGACATGGCGGCTCGGAACAATCAGAACGCCAGTTCCGGCGCTGCGGTTAACGCTTTCTTTGGTAGCGCGCAGCTAACCAATGCAATTGCTTCCGCTATCCTTACGCTTGGCGATGCTCATGGACCGATTGGTCCTGCTCGATTCGTTTACGAGAAATTCGACGAGCGATCTTTGAAGTCGGCCATATTGTCTGGCATGAAGATTCCCGGTTTCGGGAACTCGTTCTTTAAGGACAGCATCGACCCAGCGTGGAGTCGGGTGCGCGAGATTATTGAGGTGGACTTCAAGAAGGCGAACGACCGCATCAAACAGCTTCATGGCTGGATGAAAGAAGTCGGAAAAGACGTTCATCCGAATGCGGCTATTTACAGCGCAGTAATTTGCAACGAACTGGGAATGATTCACGGTTCAGAGTCGGCCATCTTTGTGTTAGCTCGAACGGCAGCTTGGACATCTTTGTGCATGAAAAATGAACGGTAAACTCTTTCAAATCTGCGGGTTGCCACGATTCGGATCGGCATTCATGTCGGTCCTTTTTTCGCTGGAGAATGATTGCATTGGCCTACATGAGCAGGGTGCGACTGACTCAAACTGGCAGAAATCGATTGAAGATTACCGGAACCGTTACAAGTACGTCGCTGATTGCTCGACCTACGGATATCTTCCGAAGGCTATCGTGCATGACTCGGTCAAGGTGTACGTCAAGAAGGACGCGGAATCGTCGGCCAAAGAATGCACCGAGCGATTCGGTTACGAGGTTCATTTGCCTTCGGTTCAGATGCTTCGCGAGTACGCCGACAAATGGGCATCGTCACATAGCGTGATGACAATCGAAGAGGGAGAACTTTTTAAGGTGGATACTTTGCGTCGGATATGGGTTCATTGCTTTCATAACGAGCGAGCTTTTCCTGAGGAAAAGGCCGTTCGACTTGTTACCATGAACATCCAACGTCACGAACCTGAAAAGGTGTTCTCGATTGAGAACGGCAACCGTCTTGTGAAGGAGGTTTTTTAATTTATGGGAGCTATTCTAGGTGCGGCAGCAATCGCTGGCGGAACAAGTCTTATTGGTGGTTTGCTGAGCAAAGGCAGCAAGCCAAAGGTTCCGGCGTTCAAGCCGATTGATTTTGCGGCAGAACAGAAGCAGGCGATCCAGCAAAATATTGGATCGTTGGAATCGGCGACTGAATTGGCCACCAAGACGACTGCTGCCGAGCAGTCACAGCTTGAGGCGCAGCTTCGTCGTGCAATTCCCGGTTATGACCAACTAATTTCGCAGGCTGGAAAGAACATTGGCGCGAATTTGCGTGGCGAGGTTTCTCAAGATGTTGCTTCTCAGCTCCAACGATCTTCCGCTGGGCGTGCGCTTAGCGGAGGGTATGGCGCTGGTTCGGGTGTTGGTAGGAATTTGGCTGCTCGCGACTTTGGTCTGACATCGATGCAAATCCAGAATCAAGGTCTTGCTCAGGCGCAGAACTTCATCCAACAACAGCGGACGTTTGGAATGGCGCAGCCGTTCTCGATCAGCAGCATGTTCATCACTCCCGGTCAACGCATTGGAGCGATGCAGCAGCAGCAAACCGCCCAGTACAATCGCGACATGACCGCCGCTCAAGTGGCGGCAATGCCAGATCCTACGATGGCAGCGTTTGGAAGCGCGATTTCTACGGCTGGCGGAATGTACGGCGGGGCGAAGATGCAGCAGTCGTTGTCAGCGCCAACTCCATCGGCGTCGGTTCCCGGATCGACGTACAGCGCATGGATGAATACGCCGTCGGCGGCTCCTGCATATCAGAGTCAAAACTTGTTTTCAGAATACGGCGCAACCAATTACAGACCTTGATTTATGGCCGACGAAACTCTTAAAGCATTTGAGCTAGGCGCAAGCCTCTACGACCGCGCACAGACGCAGAAGCGGATGATGGAGCAATTGCAGGTGCAGACGGCGGAGTCACTACTCCAGCGGCAGGGCATGGAGCTTCAGAACAAGATTCGGGATAATGAACTCGCCGCTGCCATCGGAGAGCGTCAGGCGCAAGTTGATGAGTACAACACGTTTTCGACTCTTGGTAAGCAGGTTTCGGATTACCTGAACAATTCTAAGCCGGACGCAGTGTTTCCAGTTGTTCCGCCGTTTAAGTCTAAAACGTACAGGGCTGAGGCCGACAAGATGCTGAACAATCTTGAGAAGTATTCTGTTAGGGCTGAGTTGTTAAAAACTCAAGAAAAAGCAAGAACAGATTCAATATCAAAGCAAACTGCGGTTTTAAAGGAAGCGATGCAAATTCCCGGAGCTGTTGATATTGACCCACAAACAGAAACACCAAAAATAAATTGGACGGTTTACAACGCAGGAAGACAAAGGGTATTTGACGCTGATGTTGAGCAAAAACAAGCTCGTACAACAGCAATTGGTTCCAATATTAAACTTTCTAGGGATAAGCTAAATGAGTTAATTCGCAACAATGCAAGTGATGCTGAGATTGCACAAGCAAGGCTTGCGGTTGATAAGTCTTATAAGGAAGCAAGGATTCAGCTTGATCAAGAAGAACTTGCTGAAAAGAAGTTATCTGGACAAGAGCAAAGAAAAATTAACCGAGAAAAGTTTGACTTTACCAAAGGAATTCAAATTAAGAAACTTGCGCTTCAGGAGCTTGATTTGGGTCAGCGTGTAAAAAGAACTGACGCTTACATTGAAAACCTTCTCAAGCCTGTCGCTGAAAAAGATATTAAGCTGAACACATTTGACGATGGTGTTGTAAGAAAAACAGCTTCGTTTGTTGCAAATCAACAATCAGCAGCAGATTCAATTGAAAGGACAATAGAAATCCTTGATGATCCTAATGTTGATCAATCTGTAAAAATAAGGTCGGCACAACTTTTGGCAAAAGATCTAAACGATCCTAAAGGTAGAGATGCTGTTGGAAATCAAGAAGCTGATCGAATTTTAGGTGAGCTTGATATTATTAGTTTTTCCCGTGCTTGGGATAAAGGCAATATTGGTGATTTTCTTGGTAGAGATTTAAGTGGGTTTCGAGAAAAACTTGAACTAACTAAAAATGGTTTAGATTCAAAAGTTTTAAAATCTGTTGATAGAATTAATTCTATTTATAAAAAATATGAAGGCGGTTCTCCTAGAACCCCTCAAACACCTTCGCGAGGTGCGATGATTACGGGCGGAACTCCTCAAGCGACATCTCGAACAAACGCTCCAGCGATGTCGGCAACAATGTCGTCAACAAACGCTCCAAGCATGTCTCCGACAAACGCTCCGGCAATGTCTGGAACGAATTCGCTGTCAGAAATATCATTTGGATCAACGGCTGAAGCTAGGGCAAAGGGAAAGAAATCTGGAGACTCGGTGATTATCAATGGCGTTAGGGGAAATCTAAATTAATTTTATGGACGAATACGTTTTGCAGGGGGATGGCCAACAAGGTCAGATGGATGCCGGTCAGCCATTGACTGCTGCTGATGTTACTTTTAGTGAACCCGCTCAAAATCAACAGCAGCCGCAAACCGCAGCACAAGAGGATATCTACGCTGGGTTTACTCCAAGCGAACCGCAGTCTGGCGCGAAAGAAGACATTTACGCCGGGTTTACACCGAGCGAGCCGCCTATTGGTTCAATGGAAGCTGTCCAGCAGGCTGCTAGTCAAGCTTCGCTTGTTGGGCGTGACACGTTCAGGCCAAAGAGTCTTTTGGTTCAACAGGCTGACCTTTACCTTGGCCGCCCTAGCGCGGAAAAGTTCCAGAAGCTTGAGTCAACTGGATTCAATCCAGAACCAGCAATAGAACTTTCCGATGCAGAGCAGAAGCTTTTTAGAGACTATAGGATTCGACAGGGTAGAAGGACTGCCGGAAATATTGCCGGTCTTGCTGCTGGAATTGGTTCGGCGTATTTACCGGGAGGACAGTCCGTTGCTGGTGAAATGATTGGTGGTTTTGGTGCCGCATTGCTACAGCAAGCAATTTCACCAGAT